TACTTCTTTGTAACACCACTTTTTTCTTGAACCTTGATATAAAAATCCACGAAATATCTATGTACTCGATTATCTAAAGGAGAGATATACGGTATGGGCAACTCTTCAGATCCCCATTCCAATATGTTGTCGTTGTTATCGCACCACTTCATGAATTTCAGTTCCCAACTGGAGCGATAAACAATATTGTTTGGATTGCCAATATATTTCTTTGGATTCTGTATTTTATACAGACCTTTCAAAGTTTCCTTGCCATAACTCATATAAATATTCCAAACTCTATACTTAATAGGATATTTATTCGAACATGGCTGACACTCCTGCTTCATCGCCAGCAACACAAACTCAGCAAACTAGCGGAGCAGTGAAACCACAAGCACCAGCAAGTTCTGAACCACCAAAAAGCAGATTTAACAGAGATACTCTGCTTACCGAAATTGGAAATCCTCTTAATGAGGGACTTGTTCCAAACAGTAGATCATACAAATATCCTCTCGACGTTGGTGTCAATCCGGAATTTCCGCACTATGTTGTGTTTTATCCACTTGTCAGAGAATCTTCACCATATGGAAAACGAATGGGATCCTCTGGGATTATCTTTGATCAATCTGATCAAAATAGAGCGGATCCGCAAAATAATCTTACCGCAACTGCTGCTGCTGGTGCCTTGGCTGGTGCAGCAATTGGCATCGGCAAAGCATTAAGTAATGCGGGTGGTAGAGGATCATCTGGCGCAGACGGTGCAGAACAGATGTCTGCAGTAACAAGCGTCGCAACACAATTGGGTTCTGCATTTAAAGGTGGTGCTCTCGGTGGTGGTGCTGGTGCACTTTTTGGATTGGCGCAAGCAGGATTGGCAGGTGAACAACGTCTTGTATTTGGTGACAATGAAATTATACTGCATGTATCCGAGAAAGTTTCTGCCGCATATACTGCCAACTGGGATCAGGGAGATCTCGGTGGTATAGTTGGTGCATTGGCAGCAGGTCAAATGAATTTCTCTGCAGGCGAACTCTCAGATTATGCAATGAGAAAGGCATCCAAACTTGCAGGATTGACTGGATTCCAGGGGTTGCAAAATGTGGTTGAGGCAACTTCCAAGAAAGTTGAAAACCCATATAAAGAACAATTGTTCCGTTCCATGGGATTCAGAAAATTCCTATTTGATTATAGATTTTCTCCGAGAAACAGAGACGAGGCAGTGCAGATTTTTGGCGAACCAAATTCACCAAAAGAAGGCATTATCCCAACGTTTCTTAGACATATGCATCCAACAAAAAGTAAATCTGGATTATTTTTATCATACCCATCAGAATTTTTGATTATTTACTATCACAATGGTGAAGAAAATAAATTTGTGAGAAAAATATCAAACTGCGCATTGACTAACATGGCAATTGATTATGGCGCAGAAGGATATACTACATTTTCCGATGGTATGCCAACCGAAGCGACAATTCGTTTAGAGTTTACAGAACTCGAAACTCTGACTGCCGATAGAATTGAGAAAGGATTCTAATGTTATTTACATTATATCCATCGTTGCTAGTAACTTTGCCAAATGGCGAAACGAAAACAATAACTGACATCTTCAGAAGAGTTTCTGTTGATATGTTCTCCAACAACTATGCTATTCTGCAGGAAGTTACCATTCCTGATGGGTTTACTCCTGAGCACGTTGCAGATAAATTTTATGGACGAGCAGACTATCATTGGATCATTCTAGTTATGAATGAGATTGTTGATGTGAGAAAAGAATGGCCTATGTTTGATGCCGACCTCATTGAATATGCAAAAAAGAAATATGGACCAACGGGAATCTACGAGGTACACCATTACAGAACTACAGATGGCGATAAATTAATTGTAGATTATGACGCAGCAGATTTGGCAAATGGTGTCATTGAGGCAATAACAAATCTCCAACATGAAGAAGAACTGAATTATGCAAAGAGAGAAATTAAAATTCTTAGACCTGAATTTTTGGCAGAATTTATATCATCATACACAAATCTTGTTAGATAAAAATGACTGAAACAACTACACCTAAAGATAATAAACCAAGAGATCTAAAAGACCTCGTTCGTCCAGGAGATGTCTTAATACACAAAGTTGAAATGACAACTTTGTCGAACGAAACACTTGACTTAAAACCGTTCGTTGTGGAGATTAACGTTTTTGAAGATATGTTTTCGCCTTCTCTTACTGGAAATATTGTCATAAGAGATTCCTTGAATCTTATTGGGCAATTACCATTAGTCGGTGATGAAGTCGTAACTCTAGATATCGTAACTCCTGGATTCGCAGAACCAGATGCTAAAGATGCAATAAACAAGATTCAAAAATCGTTTTCTGTTTACGCGATTAAAAATCGCCAACTAAATGCAGACAGAGAACAATTCTATACGATACATTTTTGTTCGATGGAAGCATCATTAGACAATGTTGCCAAAGTATCTAGAAAATTCGAAGGGTCGACAGATGAAATCGCCCTGCAAGTTTATGAAGAATTTTTTCAGATTCCCAGAATTTTTAGTTCGAAGACTTCTATGGATTCGCCAGAAGGCGATAAATCTGAAAACCCTAATACAACTAGCGAAGATACAAATAAAAAGTATACCCCACTATTTATTTCAGACACTCCCCACACTTCTCGCATTGCATTTGTTTCGCCAATGTGGAGTCCAATGAAAATTCTAAATTGGTTGGCTAAACGATCGCTTGGTTCGAAGCACGACTCGCCGACTTTCTTGTTCTACGAAACAACTAAGGCATTTTATTTCGCATCGATCGAAGCATTGATTGACGTGCAAATGACAAATAATTTGATTTATTCCGATTTTATCTATAACACACAATTGAATGATACAAGGCAATCAAATTCACTGAGTCAAGGATACGCTACAGTCAAGGATATGAAATTCTTGTCACAATTAGATGTTCTTAAATCCCAAGATTTGGGACATTTTGTGAACAGCGTATATACTTTTGATTTAATCAAAAAAGAACACAAACATTGGGTTTATGATCATGGGTTTCAATTCGATGAGTATAAGCACTTAGAAACATACAAATATGCTCCAGGTAAAGAAAATAAATATATTGAAGACGAGACTAAGAAGTATCATTCGCTGTTCCCGATCAATGTGATGCGGTCATATAACACCAAGAATTTTCTAGCAACTGTTAATCCTGGAGTGTTGGATAGCACTCAAACTTCAGTCGATCTTGCTCCTGAAGATTTTATTGGGCAGAGAAATAGTGCGTTAATGGACATGTCAACTATGAAAATTTCAATTGACGTTCCTGGTAGAACAGATTGTGAGGCAGGAAAAATTGTGAGATTTTTTTATCCATCCGTAACTCCTAAGTCTGAAGACACGGCAGAAACATCCAGAGTATTGTGGGATCCTCTTGTCAGCGGATTCTTTATGATAACAGCAATTCACCATCATATTACTCCTTTCCACCATAATATGATTTTGGAACTTTCAAAAGATTCTTATGCGAATGCGCTTCTCGATATTACCGAAACGGAAACAACAGGAGAAGACGCAGGATCGAAACCTCAAACTTCATCCCCAACAAACACCCAAGATCCCAATGCTACACCTCCTACCAACAAACCAGTTGGTAAGGGATCGTTTATTGGTGACAGTATTGCAGTTGGACTTGGTGGATCTGCAAAAGATGCAACAACAAACGCAACTGTTGGGTGGAATACGGATAAGATTAAACAGAATTATTCTTCAAAGGGTGGTTCTGATTATACTGTTATCTCAATGGGATCAAATGATAAGGGTTACCCGAATGCTAAAACCACAGATAATGCAACAGCGTTGAGAGAGTCAATCAAGGCACAATCTAAGAAAGTTGTTTGGATTCTTCCATATGATAGAACCTTGGCACAAAAGATTCAAAGTGTTGCATCTAAATATGGTGATAAGACAGTCGATTTAAAAGAATTCCCGAGCGGCGATGGACTTCATCCTAAGAGTTATCCTGCAGTCTTGAAACGTGTTAATCAAATAGTGGCGAGTTAATTATGGACAATTTTACTTCTAACAACAATGCAAATTTTTATTGGTGGTTCGGCGTAGTCGAAGATCGTGACGATCCGCTTCGACTCGGTCGGTGTAAAATAAGAATTCTTGGATATCATACAGATGACAAAGAAGAACTACCTTCCGAGGATTTACCTTGGGCGATTCCAGTTATGCCTGCCAATTCAGCAGGAACTTCTGGTGTTGGTTGGTCTCCAACTGGTGCAGTTGAAGGATCTTGGTGCGTAGGTTTCTTCGCTGATGGTGAAGATGGGCAGCATCCCATGTTCTTTGGAACCGTCGGTGCAATTCCTGGAGGTCTTCGCGGAACTGGATGTGATGATGGTGGAACAGGTGATGGATCTGGACAATCTGGTGATAGTGCAACATCAAGTCCAGGAGATATTCAAGAACCTGCTGGTAATGCCAAAGACGCTGAAGAATATCTGGAGAACTTACTGGAAGCGAATAAAGGTAACTTCAAAAATTGGAGCATGACTGCAAAGGCAGCAATCATGGCACAATGTTATGTCGAAACTGGTGGGTTTAAATGGTTTACCGAAATTGGGAAAAATGCAGGACAGCAATACGAGGGTCGCAAGGATCTTGGTAACACGCAACCTGGAGATGGTCAAAAGTATAAGGGTAGGGGTTATATACAGTTGACTGGAAGAGCTAACTATGCGGGATTTGGTGCATTCATGGGCGTTGGTAACAAGTATGTAGATAATCCAGATTTAGTTGCACCAAAAGAATTGGGAGGGAAAGTCGTTCTCTATTGGTTTACTGCTTATGGTAAGTTACCTAAAGGTGCATATGCTGGAGGTATCGCGCATAGAATTGATAAGGGTAATAAATGGCATGATTGTGCCAAAGTTACATTGTCTGTTAACGGCGGAGACAATGGACTGTCCAAACGAAAAGAAGCATTTGAAAAATATAAAAAGAAATACGGGGCATAAAAATGGCATATCTAGTTACTGAACAAGATATTGAACAAGCAATTACCAAAATTGGTAAAGAACTTGCGAGTGAGACTAATCCGAAGTCCGAATACAATTATCTTATTGTAAGAAAACAAATCGGTCCACTTTCTAGGAAAGAGATTGCCCAAATTCTAACAGAGTCTGCGATCGCGTTAGATAAAATCTATCCAGTTCCAGGCAGCAAACCACTACCAAATAAAGTGGATTCTCGTGGTAGATACGGTGCGTATCGCTTAACAATTCAGCAACTTGTAGATTCTGCATATATTGACAAAGAAGTCATTGCTTGGGCACAGGGCGGACTCAAACTTCACGGTGATGGTCCATATGAATCTGAGAGAAGATCTTCGTATGCAGATGAATCAATAAAGAAAAATGATACAGAATTAGATTTTGCTGCTCCAAGAACTGAGGAAAGAAATAATGTTCAGTATTATCTTCTGAACAATGAACCTCCGAGTTATATCAGACACCATAACGTCAGTAATCCGATTAGCAATTTCGTTCGAAATTCAATTGTTGATCAGAATACTTGGGCGTATAATTATCTAGAATTCGCATACAAACTTTTCCTCACAGCAAGAATTCTTGATGAAGACGATTTGATCTACGAGGAAGATGAAGAAAAGAGAAGAGAATCTGTTCGGTCATTAGCAGGTCTCTTAACAGTTGCATTGTGTGAAAGTTATGATGCTGCGACCAGTCTAGCAGCAGGCAGAGAAAAGATTAATACTGATGGAATTTCATCAAAGTATTGGTATTCTATTGGTTATAATGCGATTGCTGCAACGGCAAACGAGAAGAAACCGTTCCCAGAACCTGAACCAGTAAAGAGTCCAGATGTTACAGCAGTAACAAACGTTTCAAGTGAAGCAACATCAGAAACTCCAACCCCAGAAACTGCCTCTGCTCCTGCGAGCACAACAACAGATAACGGAACTCCAAACGCAGTTCCACAGAAGAGCGACACACCACCACCTGCTGCTTCACCAGAGCAAGTGGCAACTGCTGCACCACCAGAAAAACCCAAGGCATCTTCTGCTTCCTCGAGCGGTACTGGATATAAAATTGACTATCTCCTTGAAGGGACGACCTTTAGTGCCAGAGGTGTATTAGTTGGGACCAACAAACTTGTTTGTTCTGGGGCAGAATCAGATAGAAATTCTTTAAAAACTTCTCTGATTGATCAACTCGACAGACAACTTTCTAAAGCATCTTCTAAAACTAAATTAGAGAATCCATTAGAAGTCATAAAATCGGTTGGATCCATCAATTTATATTGGAGTGGAAACACTGGATCTGTTACAGTCAAAATTAATGGATTAAATATAAAGTCTATTACTGTTACAAACACAGATGGTTATCTTTCGAGCACAACAATCAGCAACTTAGTAGATGACCTTGCAGCATTAAAAGTTAGTATAACCGATCCCAAGGTTGCATTAACATACACTCAAATTATTAATTACTTTACTGGTGCCAGTGGATATAAAAAGGATATTGAATCCGTCAAAGAAGCGTATTCTACACAACAGCAAGGCGCAACTGAAGCAGAAGCATTAGAAGCACTGAAAAATGATATTAATAATAATTTCTTAGTAGTTACCGAACCACTAGAAAATCAAAAAAATATACCATCAACAGAAGCACAAGAAACTTCGAATGCTGATGGTACATCTTCAACCACTGTTACCACAGTGTATGAAGATGGAAGCAAAACAGTTGTTACAACAACCACAACAGCGGATGGAACGCTGACAACTGAAAAGACGGTTGTTCCTGTTGCACCTGCTGCCAATGTATCGCCACCAAAAGCAGGCGAAGATCTTGATCAAGTTCGCGATCCAGATAAAGGATCTCCTGCAATTGCTGCTGGTAGAAACAGTGAAGCGACTTTTAATGCTACAAATCAACCATCTAATTCGGATGTGATACCATCAGATCCATCTAAAGGATTCCAAGATCCAAACAATCAGTATCCAAAAAAAGAAAGCGTAAATAAACCTGACACAAATACATTAGCAGTTGGGATTAACTCTCCGAGTATAAATGCTGATCCAAGATCCCCTGCAGGTGATAGAAAATCAACCTCTCCAGGTGCTTCTCCTGCTGCAAGAAATGCATCTAGAAAACGTGAAGTAAAAACTGCGGGAAGAAACGGAACAACTTGGTCACAACCTGAATCACCGTACGCAGCGCAATACCCATACAATAAAGTATTTGGTGGAGAATCTGGGCACGCATTAGAAATCGACGATACTCCTGGCGCCGAGCGTTTAAACTTTGCGCATAGATCTGGAACATTCGATGAGATTGGACCAGACGGGACGAAAGTTACAAAGATTGTAGGAGATGGATATACTATCTACGACAATGATGGTTATATTCTTATCGAAGGTTCTGCAAACGTGCATCTTGCTGGAGCATGCAATGTCTATATTGCAGGCGACACAAATCTTACTATGCACGGTAAAGCATCAATTGATGTCCATAATGACTTAGATTTGAACGTTGGTGGACATATCGCTGTTTCAGCAGGTAAGGGCATATTTGTTCGCAACCAAGGTATTTTCTCTCTCGACAATGTCGGTGATATTGAGATGAGGAGCAAAGGTAAACTAACGCAAGAAGTTGTTGGTACTTATAATATTACAACAACTGGTGGATATAACATGACCTCAAAGGCAAATTCTAATGTCAAAATTTCAGGTATAAGTTATACGACATCCACTGGTGATATGAATTTCTGCACAGACGGTGTCTTCAAGGCAAAATCTGCAGGCGACATGAATATGTTGACTGCTGCTGTTATGAACCAAGAATCTGTGGGAGCATTCAATAACAAATCTGGCGCTGCTGTTAATGTTGAAGGTGCAGGAAATATCAATCTTAAGGCACCTCTTGTTGCGTCTTCACCTATTGATACACCAACTCTTGATGTTACAACTGCAAATGTCTCCACGCTGAATGCTGGTAGCACAAATCTTCGAGCAACTGGAACTGATACTGGTACCAATGGCGGAAGCACTCACGATCTTCCTATATCTGGTCCGACATCTGCTTCTGTAACTGCTCCTGCTTCCGCCACTTCTGCTGTTGAGGCAGATTGTGCATCGGTTGCTCCACTCTCGAAACCAGTTCCTCTCGAACTTCCAGTTTCTGTATCAAAGGGATCTGCACCAGCAAGTTCTGCAGGAGTAGGTGCTAGTAATACAAGTAATCGCGGTGGAGGCGGAGGGGGTGACTCGAACGTCGCAACAGACGGTGGTGAACTTGATTCAGAAGGTACAAACAGTGACCACAGTTCTGCTGATTGTGCTCAAGGAGAAGGTAATCAATCAACGGATGGTTCGACCGAAAATGGAGTAGATCCGTCAAATTCATCTGGTGGTTCCGAGGCCGCAGGTCCATTCCAATCTAAACCTCCTGCTGCATGTGGAGGCGCGAATAGTGGGTTGCCTGCAATTCCAGCAATGAATCCGAAACGTCCTGACATGTCGTTTAAGTTGTCGCCAAACTATACATTAAAAGAGTTTATGCAAACAGTGGAATCCAAATCTAGCAGCATTGTTCCATTTGGTAGGTGGGGAACTGTTGACATTCTGGCAAATATGAGATGCATTTTGGTCAACGTTGTTGAACCTGCTAGAAAACAATTTCCTGGTCTCATCATAAATTCAGGATATAGACAATACAGCGGCAATACTTCTGCGCATCCGATTGGAGCAGCAGTAGATCTTAGAATTCCAGGTAAAAAGGCTGATGGTCGAGCGCATATGCAATTAGCAGAATGGATTGCGCGAAACTGCCCAGGAATGGACCAAATCATATTTGAAAACGGTGGGCAGCCTAATTATTGGGTTCACGTTGGAGTTGTCAATCAACAAGGTGCAGTAAGAGGGCAAAAGTTTAGCATGGTGGGAAGTAACAGCAGCAAACCCAAAAGAGTAAATAAAGGGTTAAGTGCCTCTATGACTGGGTTTGTTATGACATGATCAAAAAACATTATAAATAGAATTATGACCACGAAAGCAATAAACAGAATCTATTCGGATATTGACCTAAACTTTTTGGCGCATCCAAATACGGGTGACGTTTCCAAGAAGTATGATGTTGATGCTGTCAAACAGGCATTAAAAACTTTGATCCTGACAAATTTTTATGAACGACCGTTTCAACCAAAATTGGGTTCTCCTGTTTATGGTATGTTGTTTGAGAATATAGATGTACCATCTGCCAATTCTTTAAAACTCAGACTAGAATTGCTGATCAGTCAGTATGAACCTCGAGTGAGAGCACAAGAAGTTACTGTGGTTCCTTTATATGATGAAAACTCATTCAGAGTATCAATATATTTCTATGTGGTGGGTGTTAGAGACCCAGTGACATTTTCAACAATATTAAAGAGAACTCGATAATGGCGCAATTAGAAGTAACAGAATTAGATTTTGAAACGATTAAACAAAATCTAAAAACCTTTCTTTCTTCGCAAGAAGAATTTGCAGACTACAACTTCGAGGCATCAGGTCTTTCTGTTCTTGTAGACATTCTCGCATATAACACTCACTATAACGGAACTCTTGCACACTTTCTTGCAAACGAAATGTTTCTTGATAGTGCAGTCAAACGAAATTCAGTTGTATCTATTGCAAAGACTCTTGGTTATACTCCAACCTCTAGAAGAGCAGCAGTTGCAAACGTAACATTTGAAATAGATCCACCAGATTCTTACACCAATACAGGGTTGACTATTTCAAGGGACTCACCATTTACCGCAAAAATTGGAAATAAAACATATACGTTTTATCCAAGAGAAGATTATTATTCAGGATTGGTAACTCTGGAAACGGGGCAAACAGGGTTTAGTTATACTATGGATCTGATTGAAGGAAAGAGAGTTTCCAATAGATTCGTAGTTGATCTTTCTAATAAATCTGGACCATTCGTTCTTCCTAATCAGAATATTGACACAACAACTATTCGCGTCAGAGTGCAAGAATCTTCAACAAACATCACTACAAGTTCTTGGAATTTTTATGATGAGATTCTTGATGTCACTTCAACAACTAGAGGGTTCTTTGTTGAAGAAGGTCCAGCTGGTCTATATGAAGTAAGATTCGGAGACGATATTATTGGCGCATCACTTGCGGTTGGTAATATTGTTAACATTGACTACATCGTAACTAATGGTTTATCGGCAAACAATATTTCTTCATTCACTGCATCTGGTAATTTTACTGGATCGGGGGAAATAAAGAACATCTATCCCATCAATTCATCAACTGGCGGACAGGAAAAGCAATCAATTGACAGCGTTCGTTTTAATGCGCCAAAGTTTAATGCAACTAAAAATCGTGCTGTCACCTCTAATGATTACGAAGCACTTATTAAATCCAGATTTAGTAATATCAATTCACTAACAGTTTGGGGTGGTGAAGAAAATATTCCGCCAATTTATGGTAAAGTGTTTATTTCAATTCAACCTCAACCAGGATCTATTGTATCACAAGCAGATAAAGATATTATTAGTAGAGATATTATTCGTCCGAGAAGCGTGGTTTCAATCCAACCAGAATATGTTGATCCAATAACAACGTATATTGGATTGAACATCACTGCAAATTACGATAAGAATATAACTACGTTGACCTCATCGAGAATCGAATCGGAAATTAGAACGGTCGTAAATAATTTCTTTTCTAGTAACTTGAATAAACTCCAAAAGAATTTTTATTATTCTAAGTTGAGTTCTGCGGTGACGAGCACAACAAAGTCAATCTATTCCAATAACATACAACTTAGTGTGCACAGAAGACTTCCTGTGATCATTGGTGTCGCTGAGCAATATGAAGTATATTTCAATTTCGAACTTGAAAATGGAGCGTTCAGAACAACAAACTTTACAACAACAATTACTGGAGCGCCGTACGAAGTTTATATAACTGACGGAAATGTGGGTACGAGGGAAGAACTTGGATCACTAGTAATGAGACGGGTTTCTGATGATGCCATAATACTGTCAGATGTTGGATCTATTGACTATATCAACGGCGTGGTAACAATTCCACAGTTAGCAATTGATACACTAAGTGGCACTGAAAACGAATTAAGGTTTTATGTCGAACCTTATGGATACTCTCCCGATATTTTGACTTCAGGATTTATTTCTACAACTGCACTGTCGACGGGACCAGTCTTTCCATTTGCTGCAAGAAACACTGTGTTGGCGCTGGATGATACAAGTGCCGCCAATGCTGCTGCTAATATTCCACAAGGATTAACAATAACTGCAATTGCTAATGTGCAAGACTGATAGATGACTATACCTTCATACTATAAGAAAGTCGCGAGTATATCGGTAACTGAGGGTGGTTCAGGATATACATCTGCGCCTACAGTAGTTATTGGCGGTAATGCCACTGCAACAGCGACTATTTCTAATGGTAAAGTTACTGCTGTAACTGTAACTAATTCAGGTTATGATTATACCAGTCCCCCAGCAATAACATTTTCAGGTGGTAGTGGATCTGGTGCCGCAGCGACTGCGAACATGGTATACATTGATAATGAATATAATGGATTTAAAGAATCATTAAGTCACTTAATTTCAAATCAATTACCAGATTTCGTTCGTAACGAATATCCAGTATTTGTATCCTTTCTTCAAAAATACTATGAGTTTTTGGACGAAGATAATCAAGTAAACAATATCCTTCTTAACCATGATAATAATTTTGATATCAACAGAACACTTGATACATTCATTCCAAAGTTTAAGAATCAATATGCACAGAACTTTCCGATTACTGCGCAAATAGATGATAGACGATTAATTAAATTCATCAAGCAGTTCTATGAATCAAAGGGTTCAGAGAAAGCAATAGAACTTCTCTTTAGAGTCTTATACAACGAACGCACAGAAATTTTCTATCCATCTGAACAGATTCTTCGTGCGTCTGATGGTATTTGGATTGAAGATGTAACATTAAAATTGGCAGTCGATTCATCGATCACAGCAAATCCGTTCGATCTAAGTAGTAAAACAGTTAGAATTACATACTATGAGAATGTCTCATCAGTAACATATGAAAGAACCGTGCAGACAAACATCAGCAACGTAACTAAATTTGCTTATGTTTTTCCTGCTGTGTATGAGTTGGTAACAAGTCTACCTAAAACTGCAACGATTCGAGTTCCAGGCGCTGGTGCGGTTGCCTCTGCACTTGTCGCAGGTGGACAGGTTCGGGCAATTGTTGGTGAGGCGTATACGCAATTCAATTCATCAACAGGCGTAAATGACTCCACGAATATAATTACAATAAACAGTCACGGTTATTCTACTGGTGATATTGTAATATATACTAGAGGCACAGGTCATGTTCTCGGTGGGTTGACAGAGTATACCACATATTATGTAATTGTTGTAAGTCCTAACCAAATAAAATTAGCATTAACTGCAAACAACGCAGCGCTCGGCACGGCGATTAATATTGCACCTGCTGATCCAGGAAATAACAGACTTTATGCTCCTGTTACTGACGGTGGTAATGGATACTTTGCAACACCAACTATCGAATTTACTTCACAAACGGGTGCTGGTGCAGCTGCAAGAGCAGTATTAACTGATACTGGGGAAATATCAAATATCATAGTTACTAATGGCGGTTCTGGGTATGCCACAGCACCTGCTGTTACGTTTTCCACAGAAGCAATAAGAACTAAAGTTGAGATTGTTTCTGGGACGACTGTCACACAATATGGTTATATTGTTCGCCAATTAGCAACGGTTGATGTCATTGACTGTGACGGAACACCACCATGTGGGTTTACAGTCGGCGACATTTTCTCTATTGATGAATCTGGTTCAGTAGGTTCATATACTATAGAATTTGAAAATGAAACTCTAGAATATTTTCTTAACAAATATAATGAAACTGACACTGGGTTAAATCCGTATACTCTCGTAGGTAGAGACAACAAGGCGTCTATTAGAATAGATGCAGTTGATGGTGATGGTTGCCCAACTGCAGTTAGTATTTTCGATACAGGTTTTGACTTTGAGCGCGAAACATTCACTGCGATAATTGAATCGGCACTAGGGTGTACTGCCACGTTGCAATTTACTACTGGTGCAGTTAATACCAAGACGGGCAGATTTAGAGACTCCCGTGGTATGCTGTCGAATGTCAACAGACTACAAGACAACTTCTACTACCAGAACTATTCATATGTGATTCGCTCAAATGTTCCATCCAATAAATGGTTGGATATTGTAAAGAATACTACACACCCAGCAGGTACTGCTATCTTCGGTGAACTTACCATCGAGCAGACAGTTGACTTCAGTCAATTCATTACAACGCCAATACAACCTCTGCATATCTATGAGTTTGTTCTCGAAGAACTTTCTGCCTCAGGTGGTATTAATCGCAATAATGAATTCTATTTCGAAGTTGAGTTTATTAAGATTCTTACTGACTCTGCAACAGTAGCAGATGTAAATAGCAGTCATGTCTTCAAGGTATTGTCTGATGCTGCTACAGTAGCAGACATAACATCTCTTGACTTTACTGTTGGTATCTATGAAGACGAAGGCGATACAACAGAAACAACAGATGTATTCGATCGTGTTGTTCAATATGTCAGAGAAGTAAACGAAACAACAATTACTGCTGAAAATGCAATCACTGATTTCGATAAGATTCTACAAGAAACAATTTTCCTTCAAGATCCATATGCTGAAGATTTCTTCGACGAAAATTATGTTGCAGCAGATAGTACTGAATTTGATTTTGCAAAGGTTATTGCTGACGCAGCAAATACCTCAGAATCGCAAGCGTTTGTGATGAGCAAACCTCTTACAGATACGGCAACTAACTCAGATACATTCGCCAGAACTGTCGAGTATTATAGAACGTTTACAGAATCTGTGATCACACATGAATATACCGCTGCTGGTATAGAACGTCCATCGGGTGCTGACGAGTTTGATGTAGATGAGGCAAATGCAACTGAAACATCATTCAATCATCTGTATAAATATTTGGTTGATTCTGTTACGTCAACCGATACAGTTGGTGTAATTCCATATCTGGTTAAAACTGACAATGCAGGTGCCACTGAATTATTAATTGTGGCGAATGACTCTGCAACGATAGATTCTATCACTATTGCTGAACAATCGCTTATAAATACACTTAAAGGACTATTCGAAACAGTAACAGTCACCGAAGACGGTATTGTAAATACGCAAGACTATGTTGATGGCGACTTCGGTTCGGATTATGTTGGTCAAGTAACTTATTTTAACTAAGAAGAAGGTAAACTCAAATGAAACTAATCGAAAACGTAAAGGGTACTAAGGGCGAACTAAATATCGTTCTTCGCGACGCAGCAGGGAATGTTACACAAGAAGTAACTGTTCCTAACCTTGTTGTTAACACTGGTCTTGCTTATATTGCTTCGCGCATGAAGGATACTACTCTTTCTGCCATGTCACACATGGGTGTTGGCGAAGGCACAACAAACCCAGCAGCAGGTGATACTGCTCTTGAAACGCCACTCGGTGCACGTGTTGCTCTAACCTCAACAACTGTAACAGCAAACGCAATTGAATATGTCGCAACTTTTGGTGCTGGCGTAGGTACTGGTGCAGTTACTGAAGCAGGTATCTTCAATGCTCTGACCAGCGGAACAATGCTTTGCCGCACTGAATTTGCTGTCATCAACAAGGGTGCGTCAGACAGCATGACAATCACTTGGACGGTAACGATCTCGTAATA